GCCATCACCTGCTGGCGATGTGAAAAAACCCATCTTGCTAGCGCCGATTCTGGCATTGATTACCGCGGCCTCTCTTAATGCTCCCAACTGTTTGAGTCCAGACATGACCGGAGACATCCAAGGTTCTCCGCGAGTCTGTCCTGCACGTAACGGCATAAAGATATGGCACATACGATCTGCTGGGATGCGAACGTGCTTAGATGCCTTTGATGCAGAAGTGAAATCATAATCACCTGGATGGTAAGTTAGCACATGGTAAGCAACAGGCTTCTTAAATCGATCAAGCTCAACGCCCATTCGAATTTCATTGCCGTTAGATAGGCGCTCATTCTTCTGCTCATCGATCTGATCTGGCTCTAAGAACTCAAGAGCGAACGAATCGTGAAATTCTGCGCCTCTATGCTTAACGATGAAGACCTCACCGTCTCTACATAGACTTTCAACTGCCAACTTCTGCACATCAAGCCATGAAAGCTTGCCATCTACAGTGCAGTTTCCGCGTCTTCCCCACTTACGAAAAGCGGCTTCTACTGCTTCATTACCGCTCTCGTCCAGCTTCCCTGCGCCGCCAATTGCTTTAACTTGCAGGGTGTAACCCCGATCACCGACTACATTAGTCTTGATCAAGTTCAAATATCGCTTTGCGTACTCATTATTTCGGGCTAAATCTCGCGATCTACTCCGCAAAACCCGAATAACGGGGCGCAATTCACTATCTGCGCTCCGCTCTGAGTCCATAAAGTCATTTAAAAGCCTGCCCTTACTCGCCGCAGCATATGAACGCTTAAATATTTGCTGTTTTTCGGCTTTTTTTGGCTTACCAAAGTCAAAAATGCCCATTTAAAACCTCACTTTGACTGTTGAGGCTCCAGAACGTCCATTTTTAGCATCGGAAAGGCGCTTTTCCTTCAAAACTTCGGATTTATAGTAGTTTTTCGCATCAACAAGCTCTTGGAAGCCCATCTTGGTCAATGAGCGACCCGCAATTGAATACGAAGACACATCCGAGTCTGCCTTACCCTCTAAAAGAGACTCAATCTTGCTCAACATGATCTCGCTATGAGATCGAATGTCCGTAGTCGATATATCAAGGTCGCCAATGACCTTAATCTCGCCACGCTCTAAAACTATTCGCTCTGAATCTGACGTTCTGACAATTTCTAACTGCCAGTGATACTCGCCCGACTCGTATGCATAGGTTGATGAGTTGCTCGCAGTAAAAAGAAAATACGAAGAAGGGCTTGAGCCAGAGCTAGAAATCGTGAACTCAGGCTTATCACCTTTCTTCTTGAATACATAATTTACGGAGTAACTGCTGACAGGATAGTCGGTCACTAAATCGCTTCGCTTCCATTGAACGAAGTCTCCGACTACAATTGATTCTGGTAGCCCTTCAGGGGCGTTGGTAGCGTCAAAAGCGTTAGCCATAAAGTCCCTTCATCGCCACGAATTAACAAACCCTTTTCCAGTTCTTGGAACAAACGGTTGCTTATTCTTAGTGGCCTTGGCCTCAGTAGAAATATTCTCTACTACATTATCCTTCAATTTTACTTTGTCTGCTAGCGCATTGACATCAATGTTCAAAATTGCGTATGCGGCCATAGCGTAAACAAAACAATCAAGAGCCTCGTTTCTTGCTCTGGTTTTCACGAACTCTCTTCTCTTAAACCCCTTATGGAAGCGCGTGACAATCTTTTCTGCCGTTAACTGCCGGAAGTATTCATCATCAAGATGCGAGTTAAAGTGGATATATCCCGCACTAGGCTCCTCAATCCTCATGCGAGCAAACAGCAAGTCTTTTACCGTGTTTACGCCGATAGGAAATAGTTGGCACTTCGCAATATTGTTTTTAGTCGGCCTGCCAGCAATCGGTTTGCCTTCGCCGCCAATCCCCTTTATCGCGAATACCCTCTTTCCAGCGTTCTTTTTGGCGTACTGGTAGACAGAGTTTGTAAAGTGACCGCCAGAGTCGATTGCTGTGGCCCTGATGATCATCTGCCTTCCATCATAGGTCTCAAAGGTTTTATTGATCATAGAGTCAAGCTGCGTCCATAGTTGGGGCGTACTAGGGTCGCCATACATCGCAAAATGATCAATCACGTAAGACTCTTGATCTCTTCCCCATCCAATCACTGACATCTCTAATCGGTTGTCCTGGACATCGACCCCAGCCGTTAGAAAGATCACCTCGTCTGGAATCGCTTCCGTGAAGTCCTCTTTTCGTTCAGACAGTGAGAAATCATCAACTCTCTCGCCTTGATCTTCCCATGTCTCGCCTAGATAGGTATTAGTCCATACGCGAAGTTGCTCAGGATTCTTCTTCATAGCAAGAAAATCACGAACGCCATCAGAGAGCGGCGTCCAGGGAGAGTAGAGTCCGTTAATAGCAAACCCAGCAATCCCCTTGAACTCGCCTTCTGCTATCCATTGGCCGTTACGAATGCCCCAGCGCCGGTCAGAGTCAGTCCAGAGCGAGCCGCACTGCTCACAGGCGTAACCGGCAGTCTCTGGATCGTCATCAACCCATCTGACGTTTGCCCATCTCAATCTCTGGTGATGATCACAATGCTTGCATGGCACGTAGTAATGTCGCTGATCAGAGTCCTCAAAAGCCTCTTCAATGCGGCTCGCACCCTTGTTTGTGGGCGTAGAGACCATGACTATCTTCCGATTCCAGAAGGTAGCGGCCCTTTTTCTAGCTAGTTGGATAGGATCACCCTCAGAACCGGCTGAAGAGGGGTATCTGTCCACCTCATCGCACAAAACAAGCCGAATTGGTCTAGATGCAAGACCTGCCGGTGAATTTGCCCCGACTAACGTCAAAGCGCCGCCAGCAAAGACCTTGTGAAGAGTTGTATTGCCTGAATCTCTAGATCGCGGGTCTTTTACTCGCTCTCTTAGGCATGGAGTAGACCGTATTAGCCCGTTTGCCACTCTATCCTTTGAGAATGCCTGGGCCATCTCCACTGTAGGCTGAAGCACCAAAATCGGGCTGGGGTCATTTTCTATGTGGTAACCAATTATATTGAGGATGGCCTCTGACTTGCCCAACTGGGCGCCAGCCATAACGACCACTTCCCTAATCTCAGGGTCAGAGCAAGCATCCATGATCCCGCGCTGATACTCTGCCCGGGATGTATGCCACTTTCCAGGTTCGCTACTTGTTTGCGAGTCCAGCCGTCTTTTTTGGTCTGCCCACTCGCTTACGCTTAGTTTGGGTGGTGGCTTGAGTGCCTGAATCGGTTTCTTCAGGTGACTCACTAACTGATGCCTCTGTTGGATCGATAGATGGCTCATAATTCGATAGTTCTTCTAATGCCTCATTAATTAAGTCTTCCAGAATCCTCTGACATGACCCCGCTTCTATCTCTGCCGCGACCACTGGAGCCGCTTTAGTCGGCACTGAAAGCAATTTGCCTTTAAGGGCTGACAAAACATCATCCCATGCTTTTACCACATCAGCAGCAATAACCAACTCGCCACGAACCTTAGCCAGTTCAAGCTCCGCAATCTCAGCTTCCGCATTAACTTTCCTAGTCCGAGCTTCATCATATGACGATCCTAGCTTAACGCCACCTGTACTCATATATGGCCCTCCCTGAACGATTATACATAACCATAGCCAGATATGCCCCAAAGCCTTAAAACGCCTCCTGAGGCTTTACACGGCTTCTCACGGATTAGGTTTGCTTAATTCTATCTCTGGCGAAAAAACGCGCCTGCCGAATACCCATGTGCAATATGCGTCAAAGTACCTGCAAATCAAGTCGCAAAATGCGAAAAATCGGATTTCGGGCATGGATCGCTCTCGCGGAATGCAATCGCGCCATGCAATGCGCGACTCATGAGCGCCAGTTGACCCGACCTCACCAGAGGCCGTGAATGGCTCTCTACGGGGCGCTAAGTCCAGGCGCTATATTAGTGGGGGGTGCCGATAGTCGCCCTCAGAGCGCGACTGAGGAGCTTACAGCGTATGGTGGGGGTATGGCCTTGCGCCCAAATTGCGGGCAAAAAAAAGCCCCCATGATGGGGGCGTTTAGCATTTGGGGCGTTAGCGTATCAATATCAGCGCCAGACCAAACAGAAGCGCGTTAAAGAATATGGCGCCCAGTATTGCGGTAATCCATTCCCCTTCATCCTCCGAAGACATCGCCAGCCATCGCCATGCATCCAAGAACAAAAAAGACAAAGCCCGCGCCGGTCATCATGTCAGCCACAAATTGGCGGCGCTGGTGCGCCTTTAGATAGCGCTCTAATTCAGGATCTTCCCATTTGGCAATTTGAAAGCATTCCGCCGTGGGGCGCTCTGCTCGCATGAAGTGAACTACTTCGCCGTGTTGGTCATCATTTGCCGGTCTCATGGTTAGCCCCTCGCTATTAGTTGAGCGCCACCCAGTGACGCCTCAAAACGGTTTGATCGTGACCCGTGGACATTAATCACGATATTCGGCGCGGTATCGCTGGCGCCATTGCATAGCCCGCAATCAATGCATTGCATACCCTTGCTATCAGCCAAACATTCGATTTCGGCGCTCCCCCTGGGCGCGGCTGCCGTCTTAACTCGGAAGGTGCGCGCCCCTTTTGACTGAAGCTTTTGCGCTTGTCTTGGGGTATCGGCGCTGGCCATGCAATAGCGGAATAGGC